GACAAACCATGATTAAGGTCGGTACATATAGGAACTACTGGTACGAGGCTACCAACTGCACGATATTCAGGAACGGCCGCAACTGCGAGGGCACGAGCGTGAAGATACGCAACCTGGAGGACAGGAGGGACTGGCACGTCTACGGCGGCCAGAGGATAGGCCTGAAGCGCATACAGAACCGTATCGACAAGATCATAGCCTCCAAGGCATAATAGAAAGAGGGTCAAATGACCCTCTTTATTTAATTTCCGAATATATCCATAATCGAAATAGTTGGCGCTTTCTTCTGAAGTTCTTTGATTTCGTCTTCAGATAAGCCCTTAGGTTTGGGCGGTTCGCTATAGTAAGCTTTGTTGCCCTTATATCTACCGTACGCCTCTATATAAGCCTTTATTCTCGGGTCATCATAGTCAATCTTTGACTGACTTTCACCATATTTCCACGGGAGATTGAAGTTGCGACCTAAAGAGCCAATCTTCCTGTCGGTCATACGTGTTGTAGCACCAAGATTTGTACCGATAGAAGTTATCGGGTTCTTTACGACACTTCCAGCTGTACCAAGATTACGGAATACGCTATGGAGGAATCCTTCCGAGTAACCAGCACGAAGCAAATCATTTGCAGTTATGGGCTCGTTATGGATCATCTTGTAGTTCAATTCAGCACGAGCAAGGTCTTGTCTAAACTTCTTATCGGCAGCAACCTGCTTGTTCGTTTCTTTAGTCTGTTTCTTCCAGCGTAATTGCCTGTTCATTTGGTCTTCAGGCCCAATGTTCATTACGTCGTTTCCGACATCCGCAACCTGCTTGGGATTTAATTCCTTATTTCTAAGAAAGAAATTTCTTCTGTATATGTCGGTATTATTAGAAGCCAACTGTCCTAATTCTTCCTGCTTGATTTGGTCAGCGAATTCAGCGCGTACCTTCTGCTCTACTTTAGGCCTTGCTGCTTTAGCGAATCGTATATAATCTTCATGAGTGTGATTAGGATACTTCTCTCTAAACTCATCTACTAATTTATAGAATTCCTTATTTACCGCTTCATTTATTTCTTTCTCATGCGAGTTAATTACCTTATACGGAGTACGGGCAAGTTGGGCGCGTCTGATTTGTTCACTCTCATTTACCAGCTTATTGACAAGTCTCTGTGCTCCAGCTTTCTCCGTGGTCTTAACAGGATTGGTAAGCATTGCACCATACCCCTTAACCATACCAGGAGCCAGCATGTTAGTACCGGCCATTACACCGGCATCCTTGACAGCATCACCAAGGTCCTTATCGTTGACTAATACCTGTCCAGCTTCAGTAATTATCGGAGCAGCGACCAAGTTAGCAAAGATTTCACCTGTTTCGCCAATAGCAGGAACCGCACCGCGAGCAGCTGCACCACCAGCACCCATCATTGCAGCCTGAGATACCAAGTCAGTCGCGATTGCTGGGCCAGAAATTTCATCTGTCTTACGGGCGTGTTCCAAAGAAACAGGATAGGCGAGCTGTGTAAGCATACCTGCGGCATCATTTGGAGTATAGGCTTCATTCTTGAGCCTCTGTAATTCCATTTCAGACAAATGCTTCAAGAATTCTTTACGGTCCTTAGGATCAGTATAATCGTAGTTATACTTGTCAGCAAGAGCCTTCATGGCCTTGTAGTCATACTGGTCCTGATAGGCACGGTCTAGTTCGAGATTCTCATACTTGTCAACCTTCTCCGGAATAGTGGAAAGAGACTTATATAGGTCTTTATACCTTTCATAAGTCTGCATATCCTTATTGGGACTGTATTGCGTCCAGAGCGAGTCTATATCGCCACCGGTATGTTTATCTGCAAGTCTTTGTAAGTTTGCCCTGGCCGGTTCGAAACGTTCTTCGAGGCGGTCAGTAAACTTCACGCCTTCAGGATTCTTCAACGAGTTCTTTATGTCTTCGAACGCTTCAATACGCTTCCACTTGGAATTAGCGCGATGATAATTCTGGAATGCGTCACGTACAGAAGCATAACTCGCAGTAGAGTACTTCTTAACCCAGTCAAGGACATCCTTCTGGTTCTTAATTACCCAATCGTCATATTGCTTTAAATCAACTGACATAATTACTCCTGCGGAGGTTGCGGTTTGCCAACATTCTTTGTATTTTTACCGATAGCCTGGTAGAGTTTCTGTTGCAGACCTGGATTATAACGCCAGACGTCCGGGTTATTATTCAGCAAATCATTTACGTAAGAAACAAATTGTTCTTGCGTTCTGCCTCCAACTTTACCAACCATAGAGAGTTCTCGGATGAAATCACTTTCTATTCTGCTAGACTTATCGGACACTGGTTCATAGCCTTGCAGAGCATTTCTACGTTCGTCGATTTGCTTGAGCATGTCGACATCGTTATACTGCTTAGCCAATTCTTCTGCTGTATTGAGAGACTTCTCCATCATCATGAGTTCATCTCTTGACCTAGCATTAAACGGCATCGCACCCTTCAGAATGCTTTCAATCTTGTACTGGTTCATGAGCTTATTGCGGGCTTCGTTCTTATCCTTCTCAGCCTGAATACGCTTCATGTCTTCGGCACGGACTTGCTTCTGGTAATCCTGACCCTTCTTCCATCTATACATAGATGTCGGGTCGTTGTTGAGCAGACGTCTAGCGTCCATTGCCGCAATCTTCTCCATACGACCGGACTGCAGTTTAGCCTGTTTCTCAGCGATACTTGCTTCAAGTTCTTTAATCTGCGCCTGAAGGTTAGCAATCTGATTCATTCTTTGTTCAGCCTGTGCCTGTGCAGCTGCTGCAGCATCAGCTTGCGGAGTGCCACCCTGTTGAATCCAGTTAGCCATATCACCAGCATTACCAGTTTGACGTTCTGCCAGATTTTGATTAATTACATCTTGTTCTGACATCGGTGTAGTTGGAGAATAACCGGCATAATTAACTGCTGGATTACCACCATGCTGTTGATTAGGAACACTAAAATTCTGTGCTGGATGATAACCGTCCATTTCTTCACGGTTTACAAGATTTGTAAAGTATGAGTTAAAATCGAAAGGCTGTTCGATTTCTGGAAGATTTGCTTGTCCTTTCAACTTTGTAGGAATTCTCTGCGGAGCCCAATTAAAATTAAATGCCATTATACACCTCCGTTCTGAAGAGCCTCAAGCTGTGCCTTGAGTTCTTCCAATTTCTTCATATCATCAGCGAGCGAAGATTCAAGTTCGTTCTTGTCGTCATTTTCCGCCGCCTCTATTTCGTTCGCGATTCTGTTCTTCTGAACCGCATCCTGGAGGGTGGCGTTCATATTCCATAACGACTTAATGGCCTCAGGAAGATAAGACTTCTGGGCTATCTGCTGATACAGACCGGGGTCCTGGAATACAGCCTGGGTTGTTGCACCGAAATTAGCGTTAAATGCCATTGTAAACCTCTTTCCTATATTTATTAAATCCTGTTTCTAGAACCCCAAGAACCTGGTATCCTCTTGTTCAATGCCTCTTCGATAGAGGGAGAGTTTATGAGTTCGAGAACATTCCTCGCCGCTTCCTGAATCGTATTGCCACCACGGTATTCGTATTCTTTAGGATTAGTACCGTACTTTACGGCGATTGTGTTCTGCGGTGTAATCTTGAGTTCGGAAATAACTGAAGAGCTCGGAGACAGTCGACGTCTAGGATTCGTATCCTCTGCAGGATTCCATTTCGCCAATTCGCGTTCTGCTTGCTTGCCCAACTGTTCGCGTACAGGTATAGGCAAATTCAGCATGTTTCCGAAACTGTTAAGCGCATCGTTATGTTCTTGTTGACTCTGTGCGAGTGCCGCTTCGTTCTCTGCCCTGTTTCTGAGGGAATTCATCTGTTTGCCACCAGGAATATAGACCAAGTCGTATAGGAATCCGTTCGGCGCATTATTAGGCAATACGTCGTTTACCGGAGGCATAGGCCCAAAGACTTGATCTACTGGTGTCATTAGTTATTCCCGAATACAGAATTGATACCGAACGGCTGAACCTGTTGCTGCTGGGGCACGCCTTGCTGCATAATCTGGTTCATCTGCTGATTAGAAGCGTCCTGATTCTTGGCCTTTGCCTGGAGGGCACCGATGACTGCCATAAGCGCTGGTAACATAATTGTATCTCCTTATAAATTAACCGAATATACGTCCTAACAGACCCTTCTTGCTGTTCTCGATTTGAGCCTTGGAATTGGCGGCGTTCATCTGAGACTGTGCAAGAGTGTTGTTCTGGTTTGCAAGGTTCGTTGTGTACTGACCGAACGCGTTCATGATATTGTCCTGTGCATTCTGAGACATACCGAGAAGGTCCTTGTTCTTGTTGTACATGTTCGAATAGGCCTGCTGACCCAAGTTGGCATTAGTGCTGAATTCGTTCAATGCTCTAGCTCTATCCTGTTGATAGCGTTCGAAACTTTTATCCCATTCCTCGGAAGCCAATGCCTGCTGCTTGGCGGCAAGGGCGTTCGTGTAGTCCGAGCTGAACATGTTACCAGCGTTGGCCATTGAATTAGTAATCGCGTTAGTTGCGTTCTGTACGCGCTGATTGGCAGCCTTAGAATAGAAATCCTCTACTGTCTTGCCGTATTTGGACTCGTCGAACTGACCGGCGTCATACGGGGTAAGCGCTTCAAGCTGCTCGGTATAACCGGCAAGCTTACCGGCTTGATCACCGTAAGTATTGTTCACACGGTCGATATAGTCCTGATAAAGGGTACGATTCTGCGTATCGGCCTGCTTAGCGTAACCGATACTGTTGTCGATGGCATCCTTCGCTGCCTTTACACGGTCGTCTTGCTGGAACCCCCAGATGTCGCCTGGATCCAGGAACTCGCCGGCTTTACTAAATACGTCACCTATGCTCATGGTAAACTCCTCTTAATTTCTCTTATATTTATGCCTTTATGCAAAGTATCATTACGACACCGTTTGCATCCAATTCGATATATTCCTGCTGGAGGGTTATGCATCCGCCCGTGATACCGTGAGAATAGAATACCATGTACGGGGTAACCGTATCCCTGTTCTTCATGAATTTGTCCGGCAGGACGTTCTTGCCCCTGTTACAGAGCTTCTGGAATATCTTCAGGTTACCCTGCTCGAGGCACAGCCAGTCACCGTCCTTGGACAGCGACCAGGTCCCCGAGAGGGCTCCCAGTATTTCTCTAATTGAAGAACCGTAATTCAATATCATATTATAGACCCGTGTTTAAGATTTCGAACCTTATATTTGAATCGCTTATAACGAAGTCACTGTCTTCCGAGAACGCGACCTTGATTACGCACTGTCTCTGCATGCCCAGATTCAACCACTTAAGCCTTGCCCAGTATTGGCCCCTCTGACCGAGGGAACTGAGGATAGCGTTACCGAAAGTATAACCGCCGTCGTTACTGATTTGCATGATACATTGAGCTTCATGGTTGTAGTATTCCATGTGGCCTGCGTTTGTCTCGAGGGAGAGTTCGTAGATACAGAAAGGCTTGTAGTCGGCTGTAATAACCGGCGTCTGCCTTACCCTGTACAACGGAAGGGATTTTTCGGCGTCGAAGTCCTCGCGGTAGTAGTTCTCGTCGAGCACGTACAAGTTACCGTTCTCGCAACAGCCCGTGATAATCTTGTTGTTGAACCATACGGCGTAAAGCGGCATGTAGTTCTTGTTCTTGGAATTGTAGTAGTTACGGCTGGAACGAATATGCCATTCACCCATCGTCGCGTCATAGCAATAACATTCGTCGTTTACGCTGAACAGGTAGAAACTGTGGTTGTTCTTCGAATATGCCCAGGCCTTCGTGTTGACCACCTCGTTGTCGTTGAGGATCCTGTCGAGCCATTCGTCAGAAATCTTCTGGACCTTGGTGCCCTCAATCATAAGGATACATTTTGCGTTCGCCTTGCCCGTACCGATACAGAACTGTGTCTGGTTAATGGACGCGAGAGAATACTTTGCCTCGAGACCCTGTTCCTTGTTTACTGTGAACGAAACCCTCTGCCATGTCTGGTTAGATTCGGAATCACCTCTCTGCCAGTGTTCGATAGACGAAGGTCCGAACAAGGTAAGGAGGGAACCGACGGACGAAATGGCGATGACCTTATCCGAAGAAGATTCTGCGTTGAAGTATTGCTGAACGCCGTAATTGTCGAGGAAGCAGTAGTCTCCGGAATCCACTTCCGTGGTCTTTACCGTAATACCGTCATCTTCATACTGGACTACCCCGTCCACGATGTCGAACACGTTCCTCTTCTCTTGTGAAAGCGGATATGGGATAGAATAGTAGACATAGCCGGAACCAAGGTCGTTCACGACGATGGAACCGGAGACTACTGCGATGTGGGTAGGACGGATGAACATGTCCTCGGTAATTCTCTTGGGCAAGGTAATGGAAACAGCCTCACCGTTCTTGAGGTCGTAACCGCGGATAGTCGTGGAATCAACCCACATAAGGATTGCACGTTCACCACCGGATTCGGCGAATTCAACCTTGTTGCCGATTGCGTACTGTCCGATAATTTCCGTATTGTATGCAGTGTCTATGCGGTAAATGTTGCCGTTATATGCCACGAACAAATCCGGCGTGTAGTTCATCGCCGTAAGGCCGGTCGATGGGACATACATACCGTCAATTTGTCCGGATTCACCTAACGACATCAGGAACCTGATACCGGGGCAGCTCTGCATAAACCTTCTTGCGTCATCCTTGGAACCGTTCGTGCCGGAGAACATGTTGCGGGAGATCGCCGAGCCCATGATATTGGGATTCTTGGTCTTTGCCGTAGAACCCGTGAAACTGTATGTTATCTTGTTAACTGCCATCTATTAACCCCATTCAAGCGGGCTGAACGCATCGAAGAAACTGTCCCTATAACTTCCGCCCTCGATATTAGAGTAAGTCATCGGCCTGTTAGCCTGGTTGACTCTCTTGAGGAGTCTTACCGCATTCGCGAATTCCTCGTCGAAATACGGCTTGATTTCCAGGAGCTTGTATCTGAGACAAAGCTTCGAGCATAACCCGTCTTCGAGGATGGACAGAATCTTCTCGTTGAAGTAAAGTTTGTCGTTTAACTTGTACTGAGGAATAGACTTTAGGTAAGTGATACGGAGCGGAAGGGTCAGCATGGAATCGAGCTCGATATAGAATACTTCGAATGTCGTCTTCGTACCGTTGACCGATACTGTTTCAAGTTCCGTTTCGCATGCGAAGAATGTCGGAAGACCACGTTTGGTCTTGGCATCGAGAACTTGTCTCTGAGCAGGATACAGCTGTACGTATCTTTCGCCGACCTTCCTGGCCATCGTAACTATCCTGTCCGGGAGCGGATTGATAAGGAGGTCCGGCCATACGATGTCTTCGCGCAATTGCCATGTCAGAGTAGAAGGGTCATCTGGGTCGGAACGTTCCCACGCGTAGACCTTTCCGTCGGTCTTCAATTTACATACCTGACCTGGCATACTTCCGTACGGAAGCTCGTCTACTTCTGACCAGTTCTCCGGGAGTTCGGCCATAATCTTAATCTTGAGACCCTTGATAATGTCCACCGTCTCGACGTCTGAAAGGATAAGGTCCTGTCCGCAAAGTTCCGAAATAACGCTTTGCAAATCATGGAGTGCATTCATGGCCTGGCTTCCGGTAGCGGCCTGGGAATCTCCGACAAGAGAGCACCTTTGGAAAGCAGAATTTATTAATGCGTTAACTGTTTGCATGGTAAATCCTTTAAATAATTTCTCTTATATTTATATAACGAAAAGACCAGGGGTATTTCACCTTGGCCTTTCGTTTATATCGTTATTCCAATAAGATTAGAGCTTAAAGTAACCTACGACTGCGTTACGCGGATCCGGCAAACAGACAGCGTACGGCAGATCAAGTCTGGTAAGACTTGTCATGTACTTGCCATCGCCATAGGTCGACATCTTGATGGACACGTTGTTGACAGTTTCAGTAACGTTCTCAGAGCCCGGAAGATCAGCGAACGTGTACTTGTCGAAACCAACGGCGTCTTCAGTACGGCACTGGCCGAGGGCATACTTACCAGAAGCTACAGCCAAAGTAGGAGCAGCAGTGGTGTAACCAGTCGGAACCCATGCGTTAGCGTTGTTGATGTTGTGACCTTCGACAGCGAAGCGAACAGCAGGAACCTTACCATCCTTATCAGCGATGATGAAGAGGTCCTGATCAGTTTCCATACCGTCGACACCGACAATCTTGGCGTTAACCTTGAACGGAACACCCGGAGCAGCGGTGAAAGCGACATCGTAACCGGCAGTAATTGTGGCGGTACCATCCTGAGCAGTGATAGCAGTAACAGCCATAGCAGCGGTTTCTGTACCGGCAATGTTCACGACCGGCATGAGGCTTTCTTCGATAACGGAGGCACCGGCATACTGACCGAGATACGCGTCCTTATAAATCTTGGACTGGATTTCGTTCGGGATGAAGTTAGCGAGACCGCCAGCTGCGATTGTACCAGCCACGGACGGCTTGATGAACGATACCTTGGTACCAGCTACGCCGACTTCGTCAAGAGCCTTGGACATGTCCGTAAGGGTCTTGAAGTTGGCGGAACCTTCGACAATCTGGAAGGCCTTGTTGATGGTCTGGTCGATAGCGTCCTTTTCAACGGCACGAGCGAGCTTGACCGCGCGAGGACGAGAAATTTCATTTCTGAAAGATTCAATATCAGTCAGACGGGACCAAGAATCAAGTTCAACGGAAGTGTTCTTGTTCTGGAGGGTCACGTCGACTTCGACTTCGTTAGCGCCATCTGGTTTGGCTTCGAGACCGTCATTGACTTCACCCGGGTCAGGGATGTACACCGTGTAGGATTTTCCGTATTTCTTCCCTTCCAGTTCACCCTGGGTCATGTAGCTGTGAGCCTTCTTCAGGTACGGGAGGTTATCATAAACTTCGCCAGCGATGAGCTTGACTTTCTTGTTGTTGGAAAAATCATTTCCTAATACTTTATCTGCCATAATGTTAAATCCTTATGTTTAATGTGTTCGGAGGTAATTAAGAATCGAATCGTCCGAATCGAATATCGATCCCTTTGTTGTTTCCTGTTGAATACCAGGCTTACCGATAATCGGCGGCTTCGGAGCAATTTCCTTTCTAACGTCTTGTTCCATCTGCCTGATCATGAACTGTCTGTCCATTTCGGTCTTGCCTTCCGCGAACAACTCTTCGAGCAAACCAGGATTCATTGCAAAGTTATATAACAGTTTCGGAGCAACGTCACTGCGCATGATGTAATTGGACAATTCCTTGTCCTGGTCGATCATTTCACCCATGCCGTTTGCCAAGGCCTGTCCGACGATGTCTCGATACTGTTTCTCCGCTTCCGGAGTCTTGAACAGCTTCTTGACATTCTCGTCCTGCTTGGAACGATAGGTGTTCAGTTCCTGCTCTTGCTTGGTCTTCTCGTCATAGAACTTCTGGTATTCGGCCATTCGGCTGTCCCATACGCTCTTGAACTTCTCTTCGACCAAAGCGTTAATAAAGTCGTCGTCTGTCTGGAATTGCTGTCTATTGAGAGGCTGATACTTATCAGGATTCTCGAGACGTTCCAAACGTTCCAACAGCTTGTTATAGTTCGTCTGCAACTCACCATACTTCGCGTCGAACTTCTCCTGCTTCTTCCTCATCTGTTTCCTGAAGGAATACGCAGCTCGTTCTTCCGGAGTATATTCGCGCTTACCATCGTTACCCGTTTCCGACACATTACTTTCGGGATTTTCCGCACCTTGCTGAGGGGCAGCGGTTTCCGCCGGGGTCTCATTCTGTTGAACTTCCTGGCTTTCAGCTTCACCATTCGATTCTTCAGAGATATCGACTTCATCAATCATATTTGTGTTTCCTGTAAGGTCTTATGGCGCCTTATTGCCGTACGTTAATATTTATAAATGAATTCCTAACCTAAATATTGGGTCTGTCTTGCACGCCTTTCCTTTATTATACCCCTAGGCACGTCATTCGTGAAGAAAGTGAGCGCAATACTGTCTGCGGTATCGGGAGAACGGCCAATAGCGAGCTTTATATCCTCCTTCGGAATAAGCTGAATCTTGTCCCTGGCGTTCAGGAGGTACTTCGTGGACATGAATTCGTGAATAGCCGTCTCGTCCACACCGTTCAGACCGTGCTCGTCTATGTACTGCTTAGTCTTCATGTAAATCTGGGCCCTCAAATTGGCATAACTGGGTTCATCCGCGCTCCCGCCGAAAGATACCATGTTCACGAACGGGGCCAAATCAGTTTCCATGAGCAGTTCATACAAAGGAATACCGTAAGCGGCGTCTATGTTTATCGCGGAAAGGTGAGAGGCTCCGTATTCGTGAACCCATGCCTTTATAACATTGTAAAGATCCTTCGCTGAGGCTACCTGGGCCTTATGGTATTTCTCGATAGTGTTACCTCTCCTCAATACAAGCACGTGTGAGTCCTTACCGAAGCCAGATGGATCGCAACCGATAGTAATAGTCGTGCCGTTCTTGGGAGCTGCTTCGAACATGTCCTCCGTGAAGATGGTTCCGTTGTCCACGTCTTCGCATTCTTCGCCAAAATATTCCCTTCGCCACGCAGTCTCGGAAACGCAGGACTTCCTCATGAGGGCAATCTGCTCTTCCGTGATGAACTTGTTGTCCTTCGTCGTAGCTGTAATCAAGTGGACATGGTTCTCCTTCACGAATCTGGTGAGCCAGTTCTGTCCTCTAGGAGTAGAAATCATAACGAGCTTGGGAACAATGCCTTTACCGCGCATACAGAAAGGAAGGATAGTCATAATTTCGGGGTCAGCAAGAGCCGCCTCGTCTAGGATGGCCAGAGAAATTTCCGTATAACCACGGATAGAGTCAGGAGTCTCATAAGAAGCAAAGTAAATTGTCCCCGTCTTGTATGTAATCTTCATCAGTCCGCGATGGATCTGGAATTCCTCGGGTTTCAGTATCTCGTAAAGCCTGTTTATGCATTCCTGCATGAGTACTTCGGATACGGCCTTGAAGTTCTGACCCAGACAAATTACCCTCTTTCCCTGCAGGAGGGAAATAACGGCCATCAGCGAGGCGATATATGATTTCCCCGATCCGCTTTCATCGGCCCGCGCGGAGATACACTAGGTTCTCCTGGCAGGCCAGCAACTCCTTCTGATGTTTGAATAGTTTGTAGTGTAAATTCATTATACTTCTTCTATGATGAGATTAATCTGCGTATCGTTATTGACATTTGCCGCGACGTCCTGCTCTATCTTCTCGGAATAGGAGTCCTTCCACCTTCTCTTCATTATCTCGATGTACTGGGGCTTGCCCTGCATGTAATAGCTGAACGTGAGGTCGTTGAGGCATGCAGAACGCATGTTGTTTAACCAGTCAATCATGAGGTCGAGGTATTCCTTGGTCTCCTCTCCTATGTCGTCCGGTTTAGTGGCGTTGATGTTCCTGGGATTCCAGAGAGGGCTCTCTCTTCTGTCCTTCCTCTGGCACTTCGCGGTCGTTATCCTCAGTTCCGTCGGCAGGTAGTTCTGTATCTTGGCCATGAAAGAACTGATGGTGGTGTAATTGTATTCCTTCGTGTGGGAATAGTAGTTTATTATGGCCATCGTTATGCCTGTCGGACAGTAACCGTTCTCTTCGACGTCCATCTCGTGGAAACCGCCCTCTGTGATTACGGGCTTGGTAAAGTTGTCCAGGAGGAACTGCATTTGCGCAATCCTCTTCCTCATCCTCTGCCTGCTAAGGTCCGTAGCGTGTCCCATGTTACACCCCCGTCATGCATGAAATCCTGCGGTTCAGTTCCTTAAGCTCGTGCAAGATAGCCTTAAGCACGTCCGTATAATTTAAATCCTGCTCAGTAATCTTCTGAACAGGAACATCTTTCGTTGTCTTCTTTGTTGCCATAAATGTCCTGTTGGGGTCTCGCCCAATTCGCTTTTGTATTCTCTATATTTATAGAACAAGAAACCGCCGCACAATTTGCACGACGGTTATTCTTATTGGTAAATATAGCTTAGTCTAAGTCCGGGATTAACTTGTAGTAGATGTTGTCATACGGCTGAGGCTGACCGATCTTGAGCCAGGAAGCGGTATTCCATCCCTGGGTGCCCATGATGGTCGGGGCAACGCGCATGTAAAGTGACTGGTCGTAGTTGCTAGTGTTGTCGTACCTCATGTAAGTGCTGTATGTCCTGCGGTAATAAGGCGCGTCAATGGATGTATACGCGTTGTACGTATCGCCGAGAGAGGCCGCATTAGCCACTTCCCTTATGGTAGGCAGGATAATTTCGGCCGTGGCCATGATGTAGCTGGAACCGGTATCAGCCGTGCTGAAGCTGTTCGTGAACTCGAATCCCATGATGGTGTCGTAGTTGATGTTGCCGACGTCCATCATGCCCTGGTAATGCAGCTCGATGGTCGTATGCTTCGGAACAGGAATAGAGAACTTCGTATCGGGACCGGCCATGAAGTAAGTACGCTTCGTGTCGGTACCTGTCATTTCGAGACCGGACGTAGAAGTGTGATAGGCGCTTTCGAACGGGTACGGGATATACTTGTACTGGTTACCGTTGCGGCAGAGAAGTCCGCTGAATCCGTATTCGTCCGGAAGAGAGAAAGTGGTCTTTCCGTACGAAGTAGAGCCGCCTTCCGGATAAAGCGTAATGGAGTCGAGGTAGCCCCACGCGCTGGCGGCAGTCCTTCCGCCCCCGTTATAGACGTTCATCTTCATGGCAGAAGCGGCGGAGTAATCTATCGTATCGCCGTTAACCTGTACATTAAATGCGGGAGCTGCAGAGGCCGCGCTGAAGATAATGGCGCTGTTTACGTCGTCCTTCGTAATGTCGATATTGATACCTGAAATTTCATACGCGGACACACCGATAGTATCGGCCGTATTATCCACCATGACCGGAGAGATACCCGTATATTCCTTGCCTGCTGAATTTGCACTGAAGATTACGGCACTGTGCACATCGTCCTTGGTAATGTTTATGCCTATGCCGGAAACATCATACGCGGACACGCCGATGGTCCTTGAGGTATTGTTTACCAGGACCGGAGTAATCCCGATGTAATCGCGGCTGTCAGTATAATTCTTGGCGGACGTCACAGCGGCGCCGGAAGCTGCCGTAATCTGGTTCATCCAGTCACGACCGGAAAGATTGAGGGTGTCTCCAGATATACCAGCAGAAACGAGGTTAGGGGTAATGTTGTTTACGGTCGTAAGGGAACCGGAACCGGTAGGAACCGCTGTCAGATACCCCTGAGCGTCAGTCCATGCGGTAGCGGCTGCGGAAGCCACGGAAGCTGCGTTCGCAGACGCCCCTGTGATATCGTTGGTCCAGTCCTTTGAGTTAACCGTGAAGGTGGTAGAACCTAGAGCAGTAGCCGTAGTTACCGTAGCGTTGGCACCACCGACGACATCATAGTCCTTAATCTTGCCGGAAAGGTCAAGTATGTCGGCAGAATTCGCATCCACTCGCGCAGAAACGTATGCCAGGTCTTGTTCTGCGGTCAAATAGCCCTGTTGCTCCACCCATTCGATCGCGAGTCCAGAAGCGACGTATGCGGCGTTTGCGGTAGCGCCCATGATATCGCTCTCCCAGTCCTTACCGGAAAGAGTCAAGTCGCCGGAAGCGTAACTACCGGAAACGAAATTGGGCGTGCTGTTGATTACGTTGATATTGGACGTCAGACTACCGGAGAAACCGATAATCTTTCCAGTAGGGGTATCTGAAACGATGTAAAGGGGAGCCTCTACGTCGATTGGAGGGATGCCGGTCACGGAGATAACGTGGTCGGTAATGTCGATATTGGCACCCGCGGAATAGTCCTGGGAACTTGCGCCGATAGCCGAGCCGGAATAACCGGTAATTACGCTGCCGGAATATTCGAGACCAGAAGTAAACATGTCGCCAACCGGCGCGTTGCCGTTGAGACCCCTTAAAATCGTATGAGAATTGGAAATTAAAGCCATCTTAACCTCTCATATATTTATGCTTGCGTTCCGCCCCAACTTTCTGGTATCTGGGCGAGCTCTGCTGCACCCTCTACTGTATCGGAGCCGCAATTCATGAATACGGTATTGTCGTATGTCGGCAACGGGTTCTTCGACGAGAACTTGTTATACATGACCAAAGCACCGGATTTTACCTTAGTGGCATTCTGTGCGAACCCGACGACGTTCGTTACTGAATCCGCGCTAAACGACGGAATTACTTCTACTCCGCAACCGCGGAGCATATTGCGCATATCTGTTACCTTACTGGTGTCGTATGTCGGAATATAACTCATTGCACTGCAGTTAATGAAAATAGCATTCATACTCGTAACGTTAGAAGTATTCATCGACGGACCAGCTGTCATTGCGCTGCAACCAGCGAACATAGAGTCCATGTTGACTACATTTGAAGTATCTGTCAAGTTTACATCCTCGAGCAAAAGACAATCATAAAACATACCCTGTGTCGTAAAAGCACTCACCGTATCGATAGTCGGTAAATCGGTTAACGCTGAGCATTCACGGAACGTATCTTTAAAGCTAACAACATTTGACGTAATCAGCTGCGGGAAATAAACCAATTTATCACAACCTAAACACATTTCGTTCATGTTCGTTACTTTCGTCGTATCCATGTAAGGTAATCTTGTAATTGCCCAACATGAAGCGAAAGTACCTTGCATAGTTTCTACGTTGGAAGTGTCCATTATAGGTATTTCTTGCAGGGCGAGGCATTCTCTGAACATATAGTCCATATTACGTAGGCTGGAGGTATCTATTGTGCTCGGAAGCTCGGTAAGACTCCATGCATGGGTAAACAAATTACCCATATTTGTAATGCCCGTGGAATTGAACGCTATGACCTTTAACATTCTTGCCAAAAAGAATCCGCTATCGGCATACCAGTGGCGGTCGAGGACACTCGTCGCACCTTCGGTATTAGGATGGTAAACACCCCAGTCATCCGAATCCCTGTGGAAGTCCCATATATTGGGCGATATGCTTACCTGCGTCCATGTACCATCTGGAGAAGTAGGGACAGTGTCGTCTATGAACAGGGCACGCAGGGTCTTAGGAGGCAGCCTGTCGGTCATGCCGAGTAAAGTCCCGCTTTTTTTCAATAAAGTATTGCTCTTGGCAAGTATCATATAAACTCCTATTTCCAGTCGTCCGGTATTTGTGCGAGTTCAGCCCTGCCCTGTTCTGTAGCATAGCCACATATTTCGAAAGTATCGGAATAATACAACGGCGGCGTAGTTTGAGTAGAAAGCTGCTGGTATAAAGCCAATGCACCGGTGGTTACATAAATTGCACGACCGAACATCCCTATCGTATTTACGACTTTGCTGGTATTGAATAACGGTATAACCTCTATTGCTGCCTGGTCGAACATATAGTGCATATCTGTTACGTTACTAGTATCGAACAATGGCACGGCCTTCAAACTGGTACATAACTGTAACATGTGTTGCATATCGGTCACCGCACTCGTATTGAACAGGGGAACCGACTTTAACGAATTGCACACCTGGAACATTTCAGCCATATTGGTTACCGTACTTGTATCGAACGGGACCGTGAATTTCATCTTTTTACAGTCCATAAACATACCTTGCATATTTGTCACGCCGGTAGAGTTTACGTTAAGCACCGCCAACAATCCGTCGTGGAAGGCCAATAACCTCGTCCAGTCACTGTTCTCGTATGTCAGATTCCAGATATTAGGGAACTGGCTTACTTGAACGGCCGTTCCTTTAGCGAACGGCGGAGTGTTGTAGTCCTGATAAAGTAGCTGCAAAGTATATGGGGGCAATTGGCTGCCATACCCGAGTAGTACGTCAGGCTCCTTCAAAGATACGCCTTGAAAATTCAATATCATTTGACCTTCTCCGTCAGCTTGGTTATGGCGAGCTCGAGGTCGACGATGGACCCCTGCAGCTCCTTTATCGTGGTCATGAGGGACCCGTGGTTCTTCTCGAGCTGGTCTATACGGTAGTTCATGAGGGTATTCTCGTTGTCCCTCTTCTTGCCGGTGGAATTACGCTGTAGGTGGATTATAAGGTAGACGACGCAGGCCGCTATAATGGCGGTCGCGTTGCCGGAGTTCATCGCGTTAGTAAAGAATTCTTCCATTGTAATCCTATTTAGTTATTGGAGATGCGGTTGATGCCGACTATTTTTTGGATATAAGTAGAATTACTATCAGAACCACCTGCCCCCGTCGCCATAGGAAACCATCGTCTATACCCACTAATACTGGTTATACTTTTTCTATCATTTGATAATTCATACTCTCCAATAAGAAACTGTAAGGGGTTATTACCTCCAATCGCTCTAGAAAATAATAGTCGTATATTATTACCAGTACCTAAAGATTGAACTACATTATAATCAAATTCCCCATAGTTGTAATAACCACCTCCACCTTGGAAAGGATATAATCTAAATCTTTCAAATGCTGATAAAGGTTCTGTTAAAGTGACAGCAGAAACATTTTGTGCAGTTGTCTCAAACAGCACCGTTTCATCAGCCCTCAGCGGATTGTTCGGAGAACCGTCGCCGATGATACCGGCCGAAGTAGAAACAGATGCTTGTAATAGATAATTGCCTTGTGAAATACTTTGAATATCTGACATGTTTAAACCTCCTTATGCATTAGAACCTGAGATGCGGTTGATGCCGACTACTTTTATGATACTATTCAAATCTTCTGCTTCACCTGTTGTTGCTGTCACACCTGTTGCTGTTGTAGACCAAGAACCAAATGCCAAACATTTAGCATTGACAGCGGCTAAATGAGTATCATCAGCAGTTAATCTAATACAAGCTATATTTAAGTTTGATGAACCACGAGGTCTAGTAATAGCAAAATAACCAGTTGTACCCATATCAGCAAAGTCAATTGTATAAACTTGTGGAGGTCCATAAGTTCCATGAGCGATATAGACTTGACATTTATCAAAATTCTTCATAGATTCACTTGTTTGTATTGCGCTTGTTCTAGCACCACTCCATAGCACCGTTTCATCGTTGGAAATCCTTACAGTTCCTTCCGATGGCTGTGTAATGGAAATACCAGGACCTGCTTGATATGTTGTGGCACTTGTGTTGCCTAAAACGAAACTACCATTTGCGATACTTTGTATGTTTTCACTCATAAACTTTTCTCCTTATTGCTTGCGACCGATACCGATTACTTTGTAAACACTTTGCCAGTTAGAACCAGTATTCCAAGAGGTTCCAGTTATATTTTTCCAACCATAATATATTCTCTCCCATTCAGTAGTATTTACACCAGACCACATTGTATAAACTTCATACATTGTATTAGTAGCTAAATTACCGATGAAAGTAGAATTTATTGGCATATATTGTGCTGTTGTTCCGTTTATGACAGGTTCAAATTCAGTACAACCATAATAAGAATTTTGACCGCTAGTATTGTTGTTATGCCCACCATAATATACTTTTATGCTATTGAAGTTCAAAGGTGATTCAGATAAAGATAAGGTTGTTGAACCGTATGTTCCACTCCAAAGAACAGTCTCATCAATACCAAGCAGCTGAGCAACAGCACTCAAGTTGACGCCCAAAGCATATTGAGCAGAATTAGAAGCATGTACCAATGTATCATCGTGAACGAGCCATTGTTTCTCAGCACCATATTGAGCAATAGCAGAACCGTTATAGCCAGAAATTTCATTGACTGCATTGTATTCCAGTCCGCTCTCAACCATAACGCCTTCAGGAACATCAGAACCGCCCCATGAAGCCGAGTTGTCGGAAACCGTAGAAACCACGCCGTTCCAGGAGGTAATGCTGTTCGGAGTGGCCGATGCGCCGTCAAGAACAATCGCAGCGTCTTCACCGGACAACACCCCGACGAAAGCCGTATGACTGTCGTTGAACATGTTGATGAACGCGCCCCTGTTTCCGGCGGCAGAACCGATAACCTGAGAACCGGCGGAACCGAGGTTGAACTTAATCTGTTCGCCGTAACCCGTACGGTTGATGATGAGTTCGTTGGCCTTATAGTAGGCGGTGCCGTGCGTACCGGTGAGGTACATACCAGGGTCGCTGGAACCAACCAACATCTTGCCGGCATTGTTGACAGCCGTAGAAATGATAGGTGTAGAGTTTATCGCAGATACACCCGTACTGGAAACCTTGCCAGTAGTTACGGAAGTTACTACCTGCGCCGTCGCATCAAGTTTGTCCGTGACCGTAGCCCATGTAGCAGAGTTATCGGAAACAGTAGTATAAGTGGAATCCCAGTTGGCCGAACCAGTCAAATCCTGATGTGCAGTAATGAAGGAACCCGAGACAGTAGAGAATGCGCTAGAATCCAATTTGTCCGTAACGGTATTCCAGTCACCGGAATTCGTATAAACTTCGTCAAGAGCGCCCTGAGCGTCGCCCGTATATGTAGAACCAGCTCCCCACGAAGCAGAGTTGACAGCCACCGTATTGTAAGTGGATTGCCAAGCCGCAGAAGCGTTACGAATAGGAGTAATGGCACTATTCCATGCAAGTTCACCCACGCCGATAATGCCCGTAGTAGGAGCAGCGCTCGCAGTAAGCAGCCAGTCACTAATATTAACCCAATAAGTGGATTGTGCAGAGAACGGGCCACTCATTTCTCCGAGAGGAATATAGATAAAATTACTTATTCCCGCACTACCCTGTCCACTAGCCGTAGCCGTTCCGCCTCCGGTTGTCTCACCTGTAACAGTTATATACAGGGAAGGATCGCCGCCCTGAACAGGTATAACAAGAGTACCGCCCGTTTGCATAGTTTCCAGAGTGCCATTAGTCAATGCAGCAGGAGTTGTATCTATATGATTGTTAGCAGTTAACAGATACTCAACATAACCGCCTGCCGTACCTGTAATCACTGCGGAATTTGTCCCTTCTATCTGGTCACCATTTACATTGATTGTACCGCGCGGACTAGTAACGGAAACTTCGCTACCCGACCAAGAAGCTGAATTGTCGTGGACGGTGTCGTAAGTGGAATTCCATGTAGCGGAATTGCCGTTAACGGTATTATACGTGTCGTTCCAGTTCGCCGAATTCGGCAAGGACTGGTGAGCGGTGAGGAAGGAAGCCGAGACAGTAGAGAACGCGGTCGTATTCAGTTTGTCCGTGACCGTATTCCACGTACTGGAAACATTGTCCAGTGCGTCGGCCGTAAGGTATGAACCGGTAATATAACCCTGGCTGGTTACGAAACTCTCCGTAGCGTAGCCTTCCGGGACCGCGGTGAGGTACGTGGAAGTAATCTCGTTTCCGTTCACGTCCTTGGCAGCGGATACCGCGTACTGTGCACCTATGCCGCTGTTGTTGATAGAACTAATCAATTCCATTGTAAACTCCTTAAATTGTCATGTAGCCGAATTCAAGCGCGGACTGATAGGCCGTCATTCCCGCTGTCGTCTGGTAAGGTGTCAAGTCCACCCCCGTGATAAAACCGGATTCGTTCGCGGTCGTATAGAAATTTGCGGAATCGGCCGTGGTCAGGTAGTCCGTCGGGATAGCCGCGGTAGCCTGTTCGTAGGCGTTCGCGGAAGCAGCCGTAATAGTGTCGGTCCAGTCGGTCTCCGCTGTCAGATACCCCTGCGAAGTAACCCAAGCCTCGGTGGCGAGGCCGGCCGTGGAAGGAATCATCCCCGTTATCGTAGAAGATACGTTCTGGAGCTCCGTTTTACTTGCCAGCCCAGTTATATCCCCGCTCGCCGCGAAGGCCCCAGAGGCGCTCCACGGCACGAATACGGCAGGGTCGGTGTCGGAACCGGCAGAGAACGCGGAACCGTTAAAGCCGGTAATAAGTCCTTGGTCGTATCCGAAGGAACTCTCGTTCATGGTGCCGGCAGGAAGTGCAGTCAGGAACGAACCAGATACGTCAGAAAAAGCAGTAGTATCAAGTTTGCCAGTAATAGTGTTATCGACATAATTTTTCGTAGCATAATCTGTAAGGTCGACCCCCGTGATGAAACCGCTCGGGTTAGAAGCCGGATAGAAGTCCCCTGAGGCGCTTTCCGGCATCAGCCCTGACGCGCCTATGATGAAACCGTTTTCGTCGTCCTGGACGATGTATAACGGCTCCTGGACGCCGATTGGCACGGAATCCGCGGAAATCATGTTGGCCGTGTTGTTGACGTCGATGGGGTAAATGCCGGTATATGTCTTGCCGACGCCGCTCGCGAGGTAAGGAACATACGTAGTGGTATCTCCGACCTTGTACGAACTTACGTAAACCGTATCGGAACCGGCCATAGCTACGTCTGCGTGGTTAGTCGGGGCGTTGGAAAGGATATACTTCTCGACGCTGAACATCTCGTTGTCGTATTGGTCGCAAACAACAAGCAAATAGTCGAATGCCGGGTCGACGTAAATCTTGGCCATACCGAGGTTATCGAGAATAACTGGGTTGGTATTAAGATTCTCGCCGTTTACGTCGGACCAGGAGTCCATCAGCTGCGTTCTGTTCAGCGAATAGACATAAACCTTACCCGCGGAAAGAGGAACACCGTTAAAGTCGTTAAACTGGATACAGAGATCGTATAATGCTACTGCCATCTTTAGTTCCTTATAAATTCTCTTATATTTATATGTACAATAAGAAACCCCTCATTGCGAGGGGTCTTAGTTTAAACAAACAGGAGATATTCCAAATCGCCGCTGTCGAGCTGGTGTGTCATCGAAGGACATAGCTCAAAGAAATCCCCGTTGTCGTCATATTGCAGATGTGCGTAATGAGCAAGCCACGTATTACCAATCCATCGCAGGTCACGTTCGTCACTGACACTGGTCTTACATACATAGCCCCTGGTAGGAGTAATATAGTTTGTAGACCAGTCGCCACCAGCAATCATCCCAGGCGACATAATACGCTTACGGTCAAGAGCAGTACCGTAATAGATGTAATATGTCGTGCCACCAGAAGTAGTATGTGTAGTGTAAGTCGTAAGGTAACTTACTGACGGATATGCCTTCGGGTCTTCCCATGGGCAGTTACCGGAGTTGTTCTTATAGACTATAGAATGTACCTGGAATGCTTCCTTGATGAACACTCGGGTAGGTTCGCTTCCATGGACATTCTGCCAGTAACGGCAGCGTAGGCCTTCGGTGTTACCCGTAAACGTATTGTTGGTAATCGTCCACGTACAAACACAGTCGTAACAGTTACTATTAGGGTCAGCACTGTCAAGTTTGGTAAACTCGATAGGCTGGTTGTTGGCGAACGTATTCCCACAAAGGACAGCGTACATACGGTATTCGTTATCTACTTTGTATGGATAAACCTTGATAGTATTATTCCTAGTAACGCAATCAATCATTGTCAGCATCTTGCTCTTGATGGTAGCGTTTGCCGCGAAAGTACAGTTATCGAAACTATAGTGACAGTCATTCGTTTCGTTATCGTGCACAGCATCAATAGTACCCTGGATAGTACAGTTGCGTGCGTTGATACCGATATTAGGGTTAGCTATCTTCTGCCAGAAAAGAATGTCGCTGTCATAAAGATAAAGACCGAGCACAGCAGTATCGTTGAACAGCTGGAAAGTAATCGTAGAATCATGCACTTCAAGAGCGCTGAGGTCGACGTTGACATCAGTGGCGTGTATATTATACAGCCTGAGCGAACCAAGAGGATTGTAGCAATTCAAATGAACGCAGTTAAGGTTCCTTACTTCCTGGTATGTACCAGTGTAAATGGTTTCGGCTTCAGGCACATCAGTACCTTCGAAGTCGAGTACCTGCAGAGAGAATATCTGTACGGGAAGCCTGTTGCGCATTTCCACCATTATTGCGCCCCAAATAGCCACGTTATCGAACTTCCTTACTTCAGGAAGGCTGGAGCTAGAATACTGCACCTTGTGCCCAGAAGAGATGGAACCCGGATCCCATTCTGTTGATTTCACCGTAACGAAATTACCGTCGCCATATTTAGATGTATTGAAGATTACTTTGTCCTTTCTAGGATCGAAGACAGTACCGATAAGGACCGTGGTATCATTGACAGTATAGCAACCACCCTGGTTGAAATTTACATCGAGACGGTTATTACCGCGCAATGTCTTACCTGTAAGGTCTACACTGTTCGTTACGCTCTTGTTGACAAAGTAGCTGTCCGGGTCGATAACCATCTCGTCGGCTCCGCATGTGAGGAACACTCTTGCGGACTTGAACCATGAGGAATGAGCGACGCCTCCGTTCATGTAGATTTCACCGATATAGTGGTTAGCCTTACCGACTACTTCCACACGGTTACAATCTACGATACCATCGAACTGACATTTGGCGTCAATCTGGAGGTTCTTTAAAGTAGAGATAGATGTTACGTAATTACCGGGTACGAACCAGATACCGGGAGCCGTAGGTTTCTGGTTGGAACCTACCTTGTCAGGATAACCCATCAAGGCCTGGATGTTGCCTTCGGAACCAGGCATGACGCCGTAGTAGCTGGACGGTATATATTCGCCGTCGAATACGAGAACCCAGCGACCGGTCTGAGAAACGTCGGAACCGACAATGTAGCCGTTATCGACGTCTTGAGAACACGTTTCGTCCCAAACGTATGTTCTTAACGGGCAGTCCCAAGCGTTGAAGTAACCGATAATGTTTACTGACGAGTTAATAGAAGGGTCCAGGTCCCTGAGGGCCTCCATGCCGATTACGTATTCCCTAGATTCTTCCGGGGCGTCTTCACCAGCATAGTAATCGCGGATAAATTCGTAAATCGGGTGGCGGTTCTCGTCGAGGCCCTTATAAGCGTAAACCCTCACGTATGTCAACCTGTCTGAGAAGATAGTCTGTTCCGAACGGCCCTCGATATCAAGGATAACGGGATTCGCCGTAACGACGTATTCATCGTCCGTATAGGCATATACGTCTATGAGGTTGCTGGAAACCGGGTCCAGCAATTCAACCTTGCCGTTTACTAGCGGCTGGAGGTTGATGTCGAGGAACACGTCCTGCTGGTCGATAATCGGTGTCAATTTCATTACTTAATCTCCTTCTTTGCCTTGATTTCCTGAGCCTTGGCCAGGGACTGTTCAGCCTTGGCGTTGGACATGGCGACTTCGTTCTCCATCTTCACCATGTCTGTCTGCATCTTGGCAGCCTGGGCCTCGATTTCCATACCGGCCTTTGTCTTGGCGGTATCGAGTTCTACAGCTTTCTTCTCGAGTTCCATTTCGTTCTTTTCGGATTCGGCTGCCATTTCCATCAATTCCTTATCCGATAAAGTACCGTCGAGCTTGTGCTGGAGAATCATCTTCTGGAGTTCCTGCTCGTGCTTCATCTGGGCGAGAGCTATTTCGCGTTCGAGGCTATAGCCCTTCAGTTCGTTCATCCTCTTCTCGTCCTCGAGCTGCTTCATGAGCTGAGCAATCTGCATGTCGCGCTTCTTTATTTCGGAATCCGCCTGGGTAAGCAGAGCCTGGTCCTGCATTTCCTGCTGGGTAGGCATTGGCTGCAGCATCTTCACGAGGCCGGAAACAAATTCGTTCTCGCTTTCGACGTTAGCCATGGCCATCAATAGCTTACGTTGGTCCTGCGGTTCCGTGAGCAACGGCTGCATCTGTTGAAGGATAACGCGGGCTTCCTGTTTCTTCATGAGTTCGTCAGGTCCCTGGATAACGTCAATCTTAATCTGCCCGTAAAGATTCGTACCGGAAATCAATTCGAACAAACACATACCGGCTACGGACAAGCTGGAGCGCATGTTCCAGATGTAAGTCCTTATGTTGTTCTGGAAAGTCTTGGCGGCCGTGAGAACTTCTGTCGCGGTCTTTTCCGTCTCCGATTCCATGCCGATAGCGGGAATACCGATGATATTGTTGACCATCTGGAGTGACTGAGTAAACAGTTCGCCGACGTCACCGATAGGAATCTCGTTAGAAATACGTACGGGCGGTTTGAGTTCCCTCTTGCCGTCCGGGCTCCAGTCGTTATGGATAAGGAGCGGGTTCAAGGTCTTGTTGGAATCCTTGTAGTAGCGTTCGTAGTTCTCGATAGATTCTGCGCCTGCAACCCATTGGTTCTTCGGGGCAACCGCAAGACGGATGAGGATGTTGGAATAGCCATAGTTGATAAGTCTCTGGATACCTTCCATCTGGTCGACGATACCGATAAAGTTCCTCTCGTCGTTGTCGTCGGAAACACGTTCACCGAATACCGGGATGATAGGGATGTAGGTCATCGGGAGCTCAATATGCTCGAACACGTTGTTGCCAAGCATCTTGTATATGTTTACAATGCCATCACCCTTGTTGTAATAGGTCACGAGCGGCATGTATTCCTTCCTGTCGTATTCTTCCTCGATGTCTACGGCGGGTTCCTGAATCGTTGCGATGTCGATACCGTAGTTGTCCTGGATCCATTTCCTGGACTTGAGTTCCACGATTGCGGCTTCTTCCTGGTCCGCGCCGTTCAGCTTGTTGCAGTTCGGGTCGAGATAAACGTTCTCGATCTTGGGACAGTACATGCATGGTTCCGGGCTACCGTCGATACCGAAATCGTTGGAGATTACGAATACGCCGAGACCGTAGGCCACCGCGTCGTTCAATACCTGGATTGCGGCTGTCTGGTTGTCCGGCGAGTCGATGAAAGCGTTACCGGCCTTGGTCAGCATCTGGGAAGGGGAGTCTGTCATTATGTCCTTCACGGACCAGCGATAAGGTCTTTCCCTGTAGCTGTTGCAAATCGTGCGGACAGCGTTCCTGATTACGTTGAGCTGCTTGGAGGCCCTGTCCTTTCCCAAGGTTTCCACGTCGTACTTGTCCGACGGGTCCTTCATGTATTTCTTGTCGTCCTTGATTCCGTCCTTCATCGGCTTCCAGCGCTTGTTGCTGCGCTTCTGGAACTCGGTGAACTTCTTGATCATGTCGGTAACATTAATCTGTTCTTCCATCATATATGTTCCTTATGTAAAAAAATTACCGGGATATTCTGCCATTCAGGCTCCCGGTATTATTTATATGTTGTCAATCAACGTCATGAATTGAGCGCTTCCATCCGTTCGAGTATCGGTATTATCCTGGCTATCCGCTTCCGCCATTCCGACGGCTTCGACTTCAGAAAGAAGAAGTGGACCGCACGATGGGAATAATCATTCAAACATACGAAGTTATCCTCGTTCGATATGTCCGTATAGTGCTCTTCGTTCAGGTCGAGGTGGTGAAGATTGCACCTGCCGGACAGTTTCTGCCCAGTGACGGGGTCAGTCTTCTGTTCCTCTATCTTGCGCCTGCGGAATTCCTTCCACTGCTTGGTGTCGCGGAACCTCTTCTTTTCCTTCTGGTGGTTCATACGAGCTCCTGGTTAGGTTGCAGGCACGCGTTGAGCCATGCCGTAACGTGGTCGTTCGATTCCATGAACTCGCCCTTCTTGTTGATGAAGTCATACTGGTATTCGAGAATCTCCTTCCAGTGTTCCTTCACGTTCTTGAAGACGGTTTCAAGCTGTTCCATTGTCGGATTCGGCGGTACCTTGCAATAAGGGTGCAACACCTCGTAAGGCGAATACTCGAATACCGTACCTATCACGATTGCACCTATCGCGAATCCCTCGGCGCACTTGAGTCTCGACTTGGCCCTATTGAAGTCATTCTCCATAAGCGGAGCCAATATGATGTCCGGACGCATCCTAGTGAGGAACGCCGCGTAGTTCGGGGTGTCCTGCCACGGGGAAGTCTCTATCATCTCGTGGACGGGGCCCAGGAAGTACGGCTTGTCTGCCATCGAATGTAAGTCCAGACGCCTGTCCTTGATTTCCCTTATCAGGAATTCTGCCCATTCGCCTGTATAGTCACCACGCAAAGGTGTAGCGCCTAAGGGATATTCCGGACAGAACGGTATAGGAGAACGGTAGTGTTGCATACCGGACGGGATTACGCACAAGGGAATATCCCTGAAAGTAGTCTTCCTGTCTGCGCTGTACAATGACCTCGGAGCCGCATTCTCGACGATATGCACGTTCCAGTAATTATACTTGGTTTCCAGTTTGCGCTTGAGGAACTCGGTAGTAACTATCATCCTGTCGATATACTTCAGGTTCTCAGTCAACGCCTTCTCGATTGCGGCGAAATCCCTAAATTTCAACGACGAAGCGTTATAGTCCGGAAGCGACTCATCCCACGCGTCATCCACGTCAGAACAGATACTATAACCGAACTTGGGCTGTAGCTCCTTATAGTTCTTGAGCCAAGGCATCGGATATACCGGCCTTTGTACCAATATGCAACGTGTCCTTTCCAATAGACTCCCGTCGAATATGGGCATAGGTGAAACGACCACCTTGGTGCCGTATTTAGGTGTAGCGTTTATGTGGTTTGATATAGTCATAATTCTATGCCACACGCACCCCCCGCCACCGCCGAGTTCAGCGCTTATTACTAAGATAATATCTTTATTATTATTATTATTCATTTATCCACCTTGCTATGCGATGTCTTCTACTGTGTTCCGCCTGCGTCAAGAATATAAGCTCAGAGGCAGGTCTATTGTAATACAAGTCTAACTTCTTTAGAGAACTTACCGTGTATCTTAACGAGAAATCCGTGTGCAGTTCTAGCCTATGGTGACAATGCCAACCTTCAAAGTTATCAGCTTTGGCCAATTCATAATTCTCAATTAGTTCATACTCGTCTTTCTTACAGTATGCCCTATATGTCGTTTTAGATAATTCCATGTGCAAAGCACTATTATCTTTATTCCATTGCTGTGAATAGATTTTATATCTTTCGGCATTCTCTACTTTCCATTTTCGACTAGCATCATTATGTCTCTGCTTATTTAGTTTATTCCATCTCCGAGAAGCTAATAGCTTACGTTCCCATCCTTCTATACCATATTTCTCTATGTATTTCTGTTTTGTCAATTGCTTACTCCTTATAATCTTCATCAGAATAATACTCTGAATGTCCTACATTACCGTCAATACCATTATCAATGATATCCATGGGGAGCCTGCAGAACATCGACTGAGCGTTCTCATCGAGCCACAGCTTTATTGCATTAGAACAAATCTGGGTCACGTAGGCGAACGCTGACGTGTCCTGTCTCTCGTCATACCTGGATATGTACTTGAGCAGAGCATACATGCATTCAGAATACACGTCCTCAATATCCTCTATGGGTACCTTGAAACAAGGTAGTCTGTGTCTGATTAACGCGTCGAACATACCGACAAGTTTAGATTCTACTTCTGTCCATTCGGCCGTGTATTCTCTCTTGTTCTTGTATAATTCCTTCTTGTGTTCCAGGAACTCCGACAGTTCCTGCAGTTTGGCTTTGTCGCCCTTGGCTCGAGTCCTGACTGTCTTCTCATATCTCTCCAGCCATTCGCCGTTATCCTTCGGATTCAACCTGTTGTACTTGATTATAGCTTCGCGTAATTCCTCCTTGTCTAAATAATTATTCTTGGAGGGACGTGCCATAATACTCCTCTACGATTCTGTTGAACATCTCGTCCGATACGTGGTCATATCCGATACCGTCTACCGATGGGTCAATATCCACTTCGGTCTCGCATCCGAAATAAAGTTCCATTACCTTCAACGACGGTATCAGTACGCCGTCGACCGCAATATAAGCAGGGAAACTCTGCTGGCAGGTAGAAATCTTGAAGAATCTCCCGTCGGCTGTAACCACGTACTTGCCGACTACATGGCTCGGTACGTCAAGGTTACTCTGTATAAGGGCGATCTTGTCTTCGCGAATCTTGGCGTGTTTCTTCCTCGCGTATTCCCTAAAATATTGCATTGTCTTCGAATTCTTGTCGGCACGATACTTGCGCTGTACTTCGCGTTGGTAGTCACGATAGCCTTCACGATCCCTTTCGCCGGTTCCGAATTCGGTCTGCTTGTATTCCTTCAGGTCGATGTGCTTCCTGTTGTCAGTCTCGCGGTTAGCTATCACGAGCTCGTCCCTATGCTTATCCCAGAATTCTTTCATTTCCCTAGCACGCTTACGGCGTCTGGCCATACTCCAGGTGTCTGAAAGGTGCTGCTTATGTTCTTCAGTCATGTTTAACCTCACTTAATCAATTAATAATTAGAAATATAGAAAAAATTTTTTTACGTTTCGCGCGCGCGAAGAATAATCTGAATATTCTCAAATATTCAGACTTTTTTACAGTTTCCCGGGCGGTCAGAAATTTATTCTATATTTGAATCATCACTCAGTTGCCGCTAGTAGTGAAACAAGTTTCTTTTGTTAACACTGGACCCTATACAGGCGGCACTGTATGGGGTCCTTTTTAATAGGTTTGAATATATGATACAAGGCAAATTCGGTCCGTATGTGGATGAGAAGAACGTGTGGGACGTATGGAAAGAAATGTACGGTAAACAAGAAGAGGATACAGAGGACAAAGATGGCGATAACTAGAAAGTCCGGCGTAAAGCCAATAGAAGAATACCTTAAAGACATCGATCTCGGCAAGGAAGACGAAGAAATCCTGGACGGGATTGTCGCGAAAGATTATATAGCGTTAAAGAATAGGACTGACGAACTCAGAGAAGCACTTGCCGCCTTAAGAAAGAAATACCGCAAGACTATCGTAGCACGCGGTGGCATCGACAGGTCCATAATCCTGAAGCAGCAGGACCTGCTCGGTCTAAACTCGAACAAGTTCGACAAGGAAATAGGCGATAACTTCCTGCTGGCCTCGAGCGACGGCGGAAATACGTCGTCGATGTACTGGGTGCTTAAGGACCGCTCGGTCATACACCTCAAGCAAGGCGTAGACGGACTGGTACAGCTCGCTAGCCCCGAAATACTCGACAACGTTCTGTGGCCACTGTTCATGAAATACAAGCAGATGATACTAGACAAGCTCAACGACATGGTATCTTCCGGCCCGTTCGAGCAAAAGGTTCCGGGTTCTTTCCCGTGGGGTCCTACGAACAGGTTCGCAATAGAATTCCAGGACTGTTGCAGCAGCTGGATCCTCGAGCACTTCGGCGACATAGGCCTTAACTACAAGGCCATACCTCCCGAGAACGACGAGGACTGCTGGAGGATTACCGAATTCACAGACGTATATACGTTACACAGCAAGGACGTATTCGTGCGCACATTCAACGTCAACTTACCGTTACTCTGCGGCAGATATGCCAAGAGACTCAGCGAACACCCGAAGCCTTATTCGTATAAGGCGGAAGAATACGCGTTCGTGAAGCTCGAACTGGACAAGATTATAGCGAAGGGTGAATGTCCGACATGGGACCTCGCACTTTCTGAAAGACTTGAGAACGATGAAGAATGCGCGGTATTCAGGGCGGCCATCTGGCAGGTCTACGAGACCGAGAATACGAGCAGGCAGTTAGTCTACATGTACGACCCTCACGGCAGAAGCGGTAAGTCCGCTATGCTCAGAGCAGCTTTCAGCCATTTACTTCAAGCTACACAGGCGCTTCAGAAACAGTCTCTTAATAACCAGTTCGGTTTCGCCAAGATTTGGAACAAGCAGTTGGTAACCGTTGGCGATAACAAGAATACGATGATGCTGAAGTCGCAGATTATACATACGGCCACTGGTGGAGACCTGGCAGACGTTGAATACAAGGGTAGGGATTCATTCACGGCTTCGTTCAGGGGCCATATATGGGCCAACGGCAACGTGAAGCTGGATATCGATACGGATGCGGAACACGAAGTATCTCGTTTAGTCTTGTTCAATATCAAGAAGCCTAAATCCGCGCAGGCTATCCTGTACAAATGTGACGCCGAAGGCAACATCTTGCTTTCCGCTGACGGTACTCCGTTATTGTCGTCCGGCGACCCGAGCTGGGAAGTCAAGCTCAAGGAAGAACTACCATATTTCTTGTACAAATGCCGTAAAGACTACAAGACATATTGTCCCAGGAATAGCGACCTTATCCTCCCGGACTTCATGCAAGAAAGAATCCAGGTAGAATGTGTCGAGACGAACAAGATAGTATTCGACGATTTCTTTGCGTCCTGCCTTATTCTCGGTAGCGGCGAAATTACCGATACACAGCTGCGCGACACGTGGAAGGAATGGAAGGACAATAATATGGAACGCTACGAAATAAACGTAGCCTATTCCGACCTTGTCGAGCACCTTTCCAAGCTCAAGTACAAGTGCGTGCACAAGAAGCTAGGCGATGGAAAGAGGCTGCGCGTATGGCCGGGCATATCAATAAAAATGTTCCAAAAAGAGGAGAAATCCGGAATTTGTAACGATTTCGAGCTCTAGGGTACGCAGGGTACGCATTGGGTACACACTTAAATGCGTACCCAAAATCGCTTAAATTTGCTCAAAAAGGCCAATTTTGACCTAGGGTACGCAGGGTACGCACTTTTTTTCAAGTTACGCGCGAGAAGAAGTAAAAAATATAATATTTAATTTAATATGATAACAATATAAACAGGATTTTACATGCGTGCCTTACGTGCCATAATTAAATTTTACTATATTTGAGGACGAATATGAAACGAATAGCAATAGACTTCGAATTCAACGCCTCGCAGGATTACAAACTGTACTGCGTGGCCATAAACGACGGAAAGGACACAAGAGGCTGGTGGCTACAGGACGAAATCCAGAGGCAGGACTTTAAAGACTGGTTTAATCGCAATCTGGACGCTCTCTGGCTTGCCCATTTCTACGAGATAGCGGAAGCAAAGTGTCTGGAGAAATTGGGCCTGGACACTACCAGAATCAACGTATTCGATACCGGCTATTTCGGCTATATAATGAACGACGATTACACTCCGACGGCTATAAGACAGAAACAGCTGGCTTTGGCTAACGCATGCAAGGAATTCCTCGGTATCGAAATCGACAGCGAGGAGAAGGAAAGGTGCAGGCAATACTGTATAGACGACGAGACAGAGGGTCACGAGAAAGAAATCCTCACGTACTGTTGCCACGACGTGCAGTATCTCCACATGCTGGAAGGCTACTGGAAATCCAGGTATGAGGAATACGAGCACGGTGCTTTCCTGTTCCCGTTCTGCTCTATGAACGTCGGCGAGATATATACTTCTAGGCTTCTGCCGTGGGACGAGTATATCCTGAAGCTGTCCGAGGACATGCAGCTGTCTAGGTGGATATGCAACAACGGGATACCGGTATCTACGGAGGCTATGCAGTGGATGCAAGACGGAGCCCAGATAGAAATGAAGGCGTTCCAGATGGCCATGAACGCGAAGTTCCCGGGCATATTCGAGGTAGACAAGAAAGGGAACATGCACAAGTCCCTGAAGGCGATACAGAAATATACCGACGAATTCATCAGGGAACAGGGCATAAAGGACTGGCCCAAGACGGCTAACGGCGGCTGGGAACTGTCAGCGGACATATTGAAGAACTACGATTTTAGGGACGACCCAAGAGAGAACGACGCCAATTTCATGGAATGGTGGTTCTACTGGAAGGAACACGTCGAGAAGGGCCTTAACGGTATCACTACGAATAAGTACAAGGACCACAAGTGGCAGAACTGGACAAGGAATATACGTGACGGCCGTGTCTACGTGCCGACGTTGAATCCTAACAAGGCAAAGACGCAAAGATGGCAGGGTCAACCCGCTGAAGGATACGTACCTCAATGGACAAGGTATATGAGAGGCGTGATGACTCCTCCCGAAGGCAAGTTCCTTATAGAGGTCGACTACCACAGCCAGGAAACAGCCTTGATGGGCCTGTTGTACGGCGACGAGACTTACCAGGAACTGTATAAGGCAGAAGACCCGTATATCTTTAACGCCATCAAGATGGGGCTGTTGCCGGAAGGTATCAAGAAGAAGGACCTTACCAAGGAGCAGGCAGGTATCAGAAAGAAGGCAAAGACGTTTACGTTGGCTTGGCAATACGGCGCGGGATCTAAGAGGCTAGCTGACAGGTGTAAGATTACGCAGACTGAAGCCGTCAAGATGCGGCACAGTCTGGACCTAGCATATAACAGGGCAAAGTCCAACCAGAAGATTTATATTAATGCGATGGACAAGGGCGACGGTGGTATTACGGACAGGTGCGTATGGATTCTTCCAGATGGGTATCCCATATTCACGAAGTATCATTGTGCTTCCGCTACCACATTGGGTAACCAGCCTATCCAGAGCTTCGGCGCCTATATCCTCAGGCAAGTGCTCAGGCGTTGTAAGGCAGAAGGATTGAAGGTAATAGCCCCAGTGCACGACGCCGTATGGATAGAAGCTGGCAGTATCGATGACGGTTACAGGCTGAAGGCGATAATGGACGAGATAGCACACAAGTGTACTGGTTCTGACTTGCTTTATGCCGGCGAACCGTTCGTACTCGAACATAACGTACTGCGATGTGAGGAATCCGAAGATACGGATAAGTTCGTGCGGCTGATAAACAGTGGTAAGAAAGCCAAAACGCACTGGGAGAAGAAAGAGGAAGAGAAATTCAGATTAAAAATTAAAGTCAAACAGGAGGATAAATAATTTCTATATTTAATAACGTAATCAATGACGGTTACAAATACTTTAAAATAAGGAATAAATTATGATTAAATTTGAAGAACGTGGTACTAACGAAGCATTCGCACAGATTACTAAGGCTGGTGCATATAACGGACGACTCATCATGCTCCGCAAGTCTATGCAAGACGAGAAATACGCCAAGGACGTAGACGGAAATCCGACAAAGCCTAAGGAATTGATTTCTTTCGTATTCGACGTAGTTAACAATGAAGGTCAGCATGTTCACGTGTCTACACGCCCTTGCACTTTCAGCTTTACCGATAAGAGCAAGCTCCCGGAAATGTGGGCTAACATCCGCCCGCTTACTAGCCCGAAAGACTTTGCCGAAATGATGTACGACAAGGACGGAAAGCTCATGGACTTCTTTGGCCTTCTCCAGATCCGCGTAGATGTCAAGGACGACGGGAAGGTATTCAACTCCGTGACTTCCATTATCCAGGAAAGCGACAAGCAGGACATCGAAGTTTCTGAATTGTCTGACTACGATCTCCGTGTCTACGGCAAGCCGTGTATCGAATACGAGCTCACTAAGGGTTATGCCGACCAGGCACCTAAGACGACAGACAACTAATTATTAAATACAGCGACCGGAGAACTCTATTCACTTCATATCTGGTTGCGGTACCTATCCTGGTTCTTCTTTTTGTTATTTTCCTCCTGGCCAGGGTAGGTACTTTATCGGGCACACCAAACCTTTTATTACTTTTCCAATTTCATAATGGGTGTGTCCAATAAAGTATCTACAGGTATTCACATGGATAAATACATCATTACGCATGATATTGACAAAGTAAACGAGATATGGCCTTCTACGGAAGGCTTTACTGTATTCGACAATACGAAGTCGGAACGCGACCATAGACTTTACAGTGAAGTCGCCGCTTTCCCGGAAATCCTCAAGTTCTATACGTCTGACGATGATAACGGCAAATGGATACAGCTCAACCACTACAGGCGCCGTTTCGCTCGGGACCTTTACGACAGGACTGCTATTCCTCAACCGATGACATTCACCGAGACTTTAGCTGCACAGTATGACTATTACCATAATCTGAACGATTTGTCAGTAATGGGAAAGGCCATTAAGGAACTGTATCCTCACCTCGTACAGCACGTAGAACAAGTCCTTAACGGTCACGTCCTTATCCCGTACAATATCTGCACATGTACAGTAGCTCAGCTCAAGGACTATTCTAATTTCCTTATTGCCGTGCTTGATAAGACGCTTGAAATGATGGGCGTCAAGACATACGAGGACATGGTAGAACGCGTCAAGAACGGCAACTACAATAAAGACAATCAGGGCCGTAATAACGACGTGGAATATCAGGCAAGGGTATTGTCGTTCCTCAGCGAGAGACTGTCAACAGCTTACTGGTTGTACATATCGAAGAATATGCCAGTATTCCCGTGGACAATCGAACTACTCGAGAAAGGACAGACCATCTGATGTTCTATAATTCTACAATGCTCGCCACTGCGAGGAACAGGCTGATAACCATCGCCGACATACTCGACAGACATCGCCACTACTACGTCAACGAGATAGGCAGCAACACCTATACGGAAATATCCGTAGACGACTACGAGGCCATAATGACCGGCAATCGGAACATGGACGAGTATTACGAGAAGCTGCAGATAATGACTAGGCAGGAACAGATACGTAATGTGGATGTCTGAAACGATTGCTATAACTAATATGTCCCCGAAATTATAAACGCTCTCGAGGACAAATTCACGACACATGTCGGTAGTCGACGCTCCCGGAGAAATCGATGGGGGTATTCTTATAGGCAGGGGTATCTGAAACTGAATAACTAGTAGCCATGGGCTTACAAACGGACCGTATTTAACTATATTATAGGTAAAGAGGGACAAACCATGATTAAGGTCGGTACATATAGGAACTACTGGTACGAGGCTACCAACTGCACGATATTCAGGAACGGCCGCAACTGC